ATGATGACAGTCCTTCTCGCGATCCAGAATGACGGCGCGCGCGCTCATGCGATGCAGCATCTTTCCCAGCTGCCAGTCCGGGTCCTCTTACCAGAAAATGCAGCTCAAGCGCTCAGCTCGCTGACCTCCATCATCGCCGATGTGCTCGTAGTTGCACGTGATAGTGTCGAGTTTACCGACGCCTTCATCGATAGCTGCAAGTCCATGCAGCCCACGATTATTGCTATTTCGATTATCGGCAGGCAGGCCGGTCAAGGACTTTCCTATATCGACTACGCGCTGTCCGACTCATTCGATATAACTGACCTGCGCGATATTTTGCGTATCGTACAGATCGGCCGCGCGAAAGCTCCAACCTACGAGTCGATCTTCGCATCCAAGCCGGAATAGGTGCGCTTACCAAAAATCGCCTCGGCACGACTCCCTGCCTGACTATCGGCGTCGGGCATCCATCGACCATATCGCCGGATAATCATCGACCAGTCCTTGTGCCCCATCTGCCGCGCCACCCACATTGGGTGCTCGCCGGACGACAGCATCATGCTGGCGTAGGTATGGCGGGTCTGGTACGGGTAGCGGTAGCGCACCCCGGCGCGCTTGAGCGCGTATTGCCACAGCGTCTTGCGGATCGGCTGGTCGCCGGCCCAGCGCGCCAGCGTCTGCGGGTTCTGGAACACCTCGGCGCCGACAAGGTAGGTATGCGCCTTTTGCGCGGTCAACGCCTCGACTGCGGCCTGCAGCAACTTCACCTCGCGGCGGCCGGCGCTGGTCTTCGTCCCTTCCGGGGCGTCCGAGTGCTGGGTCAGCGCGCGCGACACGCGCACCACGCCGCGCATCAGGTCCACGTCGGCCCAGTCCAGAGCCACCAGCTCCGACGTCCGGAGGCCGGTCCAAAACGCAAACTGCACCAAGTTGCGGCCCTGCCCTTCCAGCGCGGCCAGGATCGCCGCCTGCTCGTCCCGATCGAACGGGTCGATGTCGTCTTCCTCCTTCGGGCCTTCGGCCTTGCGGTACGTGTAGCCGACCAGCGGATTCACCTCGAGCAACTCGTCGTCGACGGCGCCGGTGAGCGCGGCGCGCAGCACGCTCTGGATATTCCCCAAGGTCTTGTTGCTGGCCGGGTGCGCCGCCAGCTTTTCGCGCACGTGCCGGCGCTTGAACTCGTTCAGCGTCAGCTTGCCGAACCAGGGATCGAGCTGCCCGATCACGATCTTGCGGTACCCCTCGTAGCTGCTGGCCTTGAGCTGCAGCTTCTGGCGGTCCAGCCATTTATCCAGGTAGTCGCCGAGCGTCATCAGGTCGCCCGGCGCCGTGCTCACTTCCTGGAACTTCGCCGCGGCTTTCGACGTGGGGAACGTCGCCGCGTAGTTGAAGGTCCCGAGCTCGATCGCGTGAAGGATCGCCGCCCGGTGGTTCTCTGCCCGCTTCAGATTAGCGGCTGTGGGCTTAAGTGCGACCCTTTCCCGGCACCGGACGCCCCGATACATGAAGCTAATTTCGATGCTGCTTTCCGAGGCAGCTTTAACACCCCGCCCGTCTCGACCCATTCGTCGTATCCTTCCTTGTCTATCAGTATTCGGCCGTCTGGCGCCTTCTTCCAGACCTTATTCTCCGGCCAGATTCCATCGCGAATCTTCGACCTGATCGCGTCTTCGCTGTAGCCGGACTCAGCGGCAAATTTCGAAATTGTCACATAGCGCAACATCGCTCCCTCTCCTATTCCATTCCCGAATCCAGGTACTGCCGGCGCTCGCGCGGCGGCTGCGCTTCGCCAACACCTGGTCGGATCATTCCGCTGGTGCTGGGCTTGACCAGCGCGCGCCGGTCGAAGCCGTCGCGGCGCTCCGGCAGCAGCTGGCCCGGGCCGGCATCGCGCCAGCGGCGGTCGGGGCCGCGCGCGATCATGGCGCCACCCGTTTGAACTCGACCACCCACACCCAGGGGTTGGCGTCCCAGCTGCCGGCGCCGTTGATGCTCTCCCACAGATGACGGTAGCGCTTCACGTAGGTCTCGCACTCGGCGCAATCCACATCTTCGATCACGCCGCCGCCTGGGCCGAGCGCCCGGTGCAGGCGCAGGCCGTCACACTTCGGGCACAGCGTCGGGTCGCGATCGTAACGCTCGACATCCAGCCGTTCGCAGCCTTCGGCATCAGCATCGGCCTCGCTGATGTCCTGCAGCCGTTCGACGCGTACCGACATGATCTCCAGCAGGATGCGGCAGGCGGTGCGCGGCATATGGATGCTCGGCTTCCACTTGAGGCCATAGTCCTTACGCGCCTCGTCGCCGTAGCTGCCTGGTCGATTGTCGGCGGCATAGGCGTAGCGCTGGCGCAGGCCTTCGCTGTCACGGTGCTCGACGCCAGTGCCCTCAAGGTCCATGAATGTTTCGCGCACCCACAAGCGATCGCCAGGCTGACCGTAGGGCGAATGCTTCGCAGCGAACTCGCGTTGCCCCATGCAGTGGTAGACACCCAGGCGCTCGCACTCCACCAGGACGCTGTTCTGGGCATCGCTCGTAGGTAGGAAGTCAGGGCAGACGAAAATGTCGCCGGGCTTCGTGTCACTGAACTCCGGTGGATTCCTGCGGCTCAGGTATGGCTGCTTCTTCATGACGCGCCGCGTCTGCGTCTTCGCGCCGTCGAGCAACGCGCGCACCATGGCGCCCTTGAACAGAATTCCGCGCTCAATCATGGTGGCCGCCTTCGCTTTCGTCGAACTCGACGTCGGCCGGCGCCTTCTTCGGCGCGCCATAGCCCATGTCGTTCGCCTGGGCGATGTCGACCAGCTCCTGCAGCGCTGCGTGCTTCTGCTGGTGCGTAACTTCGTGCTGCGCCGCCTGAGAGTGTGCGGCACGGTAGAGCGGCACGACTTCGCCCGCCCCTTCCCATTCTTTGACCTTCAATTCCGCATTCACACGCTGGAAATGCACGCTGATCGGCTCGTCGCCGCCCAGCACGGCCATATAGGCGTCGGGCTCAGCCTGCTCCTGCGCTGGCCCGGCCCGAAGCGCCAGGATAACGCGCGCCAGCTGGCCCTGACCGAGCGATCCCTTGGCGCGTGCATCGCCGTAGCTACGGATCAGCTCGATGACGCTGGCGGGAACGCCGGCCAGCGGCGCGGCCTCGGATGGCTGCGATAGGTTGGCGCTGCCGACTGGGCATTCCATCCAATCGCAGTAGCCCGCTGGATCGCCTGGCAGGCGTTTGCAGTGCGCGCATGCGCTGAGGTCGTCCTGCAACAGCTTCATGAGGGCTAGCGCTGGGCCGACCGCGATGAACAGCGGCGGGTCGGTGTCAGGTACCGGCAGCAGGCAGGCGGCGACACGCTCGAGCGCCAGGTGTTCCAGGGCTGCGTCGAGGAGCTTGCGGCGGGTAAAGAGTTCTACATTTGTCATGTGATCTTTCGTTAGTAATTCAGCATCGCATTCGTGCTACGATTCGAAAATTTTTCGCGTTGAGGCGACTGTGCATCAGAAAATTCAAGACTGGGGTTTAGCGCTGCTGACACTGGCTATTGGCGTCCTTTCGTTTGTCGCAGTGCTACTATTTTTGTGGCATATCGAGGGGGTGACTCCATGGGCCGAAATGGGACCTGGCGACTGGGGCGTTTGGGTAGGATCAATCGGTACACTCGGTGCATTAGGCGGCACGATTTATCTAGCAACCAATCAAAACCGAGAGCGAGACCGTCGCGAGCGAATTGCTGCCGAGTTGTACGCTGAGTCCATCCTCACGCGAGTTCAAGAATTGACAGCGACGATTCAAACTCTTTTGGAACAAATTCATAGGCACAAAGATTCTGCTATAAGCGACAAATTCATGCATTGGTGCGTCAATCACCTTCTTACCCAGCAGGCTTGGGAAATTGACGATATCGCGCGCATTACGCCGCTTTCCAAAGCTCTTGCT